GGTAAACTTACTGATACGTTTTTTGATAGACATATCGGTTATATCATAGAAGGAACCTGCCGTAAGTGTGGTATAGTAAAATATAAACAAAAGAAATTCTAGGAGGCTATATATGTCTATTAACCCATCACTTTACTATGAAGTCTGGCGAAAGAAGTCAATTAAAGAACTTGAAGAGAAATGGAGAAGCTTGGTTAGACGAATAGATAATGCCCCGCCTGATTCAGAATCGGTTACACAGGACTGGAATGAGATTCTTTACTATCTAACCGAATATATCAATAAAAGAAAACTAGATGAGGAGCAGAATAATGATAACGATTGAACTTGTTGATGAGGTTAATGCCATTATTCGTGGGCTAAGTCCCCAAGAACGTAGTGAAATCCACGAAAGAACAAAGGAATACCAGAAAGGGTATTTTAAAACTGCTGCGTTCAAAACAGGTAAATGGGACGGAAAAGTAAGTAATTTCAACAAGAATGGTTTAACATTTCAATACCTTATTGAATCCAAAATTGCCAATATCCTTATTGATCTCGGGTATAAAGACAATGATATCGAAATTGAAGATCTGCGTCCAAACCATAATCTAGATGTTGACACCATTGATGAAGAATTTCTTCTCGAAGAAAACGGAGAACTCCTTTTCGATTACCAAGTAGAAGCCGTTAATCAAGTCATTAAACACCGACACGGTATTATTGATGCAACAACTTCTGCTGGCAAGACTTTCATTTGTGAATCAATTGTGAAAGTCTATGATGGTCTTCTTCCTACCCTGACTATTGTCCCTTCAATGAACCTTGTTTACCAAACAAAAGAAGATTATGAAAAGGCCGTTGATGTTGTTGCTATCACAGATAAACTAAGCACCAAAAAGAAACAAGAACTTCTATCCACCGTGAATGAGAATGGGCAGCACACTATATGCACATGGCAAACACTCAATCGCAACAAAGAACTATTTGAAGGATTCTCTGGTGTTGTAATTGTAGACGAAGTACACAACTTTGGTGATGCATTATCCGTGTTCATGCGCGAATACGCGAACTTTGCACCTGTACGTGTGGGGCTTACAGGATCAATTCCAAAAGATCGGGAAAAACGCGAACGAATTTATTGTCATATTGGCGGTGAACCACTAATTCATATTACTCTTGAAGATGTAAAAGAAAGAGGAATCATTTCTAACTTTCACATTTATCCAGTCTCAATCTTAAACAAAGGCATTAGAGATATTTCAAATCAGTCAAGTAAATGGGATTGGGATAAAGAATATGATTTTCTATGTAACAACAAAGGACGCTTAGAGACAATCGCTGAATATATCGAAACACTTGACCGTAAGAATACTCTAATTCTTTGTCATGGTCAGCAAGCACAATCTCTTTCTGAGATTCTTGGATATCCTTATATCGATAAAGATGTTAAGATCGAAGAACGCCAATATTACTATGACTTTTTCAAGGAAAACGATGATTTCTATCTAGTAGCCTCTTATGGAACGTCGTCAACAGGTCTTTCAATCAATCGTATCTTTCGTTTGGTACTCATCGATGTAGGGAAGGATTTCACAAAAATCGTACAAGGAATTGGTCGTGGATTGCGTAAAGACGGTGAAATAGATTACGTAGATATTCTTGACATTTATAGTGATACCAAATATAGTAAGAAACATTTAGCAGATCGCAAACGGATTTACAAACAAAACGGTTATATGTTTGAAGAGACGCCATATCAAATCGAGTTTGGAACAGTAGTTGACGAATAAGGAGGTAATAAACTTTGAAATTAGTGAATGAAAACTATAAATTAATAGACAATCAAAACTCTGTAGGCCAATACTTTTGGTATTATGATCATAAATCAAAAGACTTCTATCTCCATTGGATTCCCAAGTGGGATATCCTTGAGACAAATTTATTTTACTTTCGTATTAATGACAAAACCGTTTGGGTTCCAGACGGTTTTTATATCCTTTTGGCTGCTCCCTGTGGAACACTGGATTGGATCGACGTTGGTGAAACCATTGGAAGAGATCTAACATGTCTTGTTGTTGATACGAAACTTGAAGATGAGAATTGGTCCATTTATCCGTTCACGCCTATTGGTGCGGAGACAGAAGAAGAGATCTATTTTCCAGATACCGATTATCCGGTTCTTTGTGGAATTAGTGAAACAGAGTCAATTATTGTATCAAAGAAAGACCATTATTTTAAAATGCGTAATCACGACATCACAGATATTCTTTAGAAGGATAAATTTTATGCTATATGATAGTCATCGTAACCGTATCCTCTACCCCGATGGTACAAGTGAATTCGGGGTTGAGGATTTTTGTTTAAAAATGGTTAAAGGTGAACTTACAGATAAAGACTACGTAATAGAAGGGGTTGACGCACAACTATACGAAAAGTATTATGGGCACCATATCACGGTGAATAAATCACCGGATTACCCTGAACCACAGAAACAACACACAGATGGAGAGTTAGAATATGTAAAATCACGTATCTTTCAATCAAATAGATTTAATCATACGAATCAAGAATTTGATCGTATTGAACATGAATTAGAGTTTTTCTGTCGTACACAAAACATTAGACATATTAAACATCTAATTCATGTAATTGATCATTTTAAAGAAAATCAAGAAGTTTGGGGTGTCGGTAGGGGTTCTAGTTGTTCTAGTTTCGTGTTATACTTATTGGAAGTTCATGATGTAAACCCCCTAAAACATGACATTCCATTTTCAGAACTCTCTAAAGAATTAGAATAGGAGGTTAATAATGAAAAAAGAAGACATTGATAACATTCGGCTACGTGACAAAGATATCATGTTAAAAATGATCGATAGCAACACTGTAATGGGGACCAACATCTATATCCCCGATAACAGTACCCGAGACACTGTTCATGTTTTCCAAGTTGTTAAAACATCTGAATTAGCATCTGAAGAAATCAGTGAAGGCGATATCGTTTATGTTCCGTGGGCCATGACCCGAGGAATCGTTGATCTTGATGATGCTGACGGAGAGAAGTATACATTTTCGGATCTTGATCAAGTAATGCTTGTTCTTGAAGAGGAATAGAAAAAGTATGGAAATAATGATCTTTGCAGCAACGGAGATGATCGACAAGGAAGTATACGCATTTCGCGTTAATAATAAAACAAATAAATTTGTCGGAGATATAACGCCAATCGTTGGTACTTACAACGCAACTTTTGATAACGGAGAAATTCGTTACTTTCAATTTGATGGTGAAAATTTGATCTACATTGATGAGGAGCAAGCCAGAATTGATGTAGAAATGGTAACAGAGCACTAAAAAGGAGAAAATTACATGACTAATAACGACGTTGTAGAAACTTATCGGTACATTCGACTAGATGCTAATCCAAACGAATACCCAACGGTAGCTATGAAATTTAGAATTGATAACATCAACGATCATTTGATGGTTGCATTTGCGTTGTGTTCTGATGAAGATTCCAATAAGTTTTCAAAAAAGGTCGCACAAGATCTAACCACTGAACGTCTTGAAAACAAAACGCCCGGCTTCTATTTTGAGATGCCCTATAACCGCAATCTTTCCCTGAAGGACAATTTCATTTGTGGTTTGGCTGATCAAATCGATATTGAAGCCAGAAACAACAATCAAGCACAAAAGAATTTGTTCCAAAAAGTATTCTTTACTGCATTCTTTCTTCAGATGACAAATCAACATAGCAACATCACACAAAAAATCGAGGACGAACTTAACTTTTTTGGGAAGATCATCTTTGCTCTTCCCATGCCCATTTTTTCATTCGTGATNGATTACTTTTTTTCAAAGAGTGGCCGATACAAATGGCTGTTTAATTAATAAAGAAGGATTATAAAAGCAAATGTTTCGGCGTATCTCACATATAGGTGCGCCGAAACATTCATTCATTCGATATCAGAGGAAAAATCAATGTAAATAATAATACAATGTCATCAAGAAGTTATATTAACGGTTCATACAAACCGAAAAATCGAGAAAAATGTATTAACAAAGAAGAACCCGTCTATAGGTCAAGTCTTGAAAGGAAAGCTTTCGAGATTCTTGACAGTCATCCCTCCGTGATTGAATGGGGAGCAGAAATAGTTACTGTTCCTTATTACTCATCTGTCAAAGGAAGAAAGAGCCGTTATATCGTTGATCTTTATGTGAAATTAGAAGACAAAAATCATGAAATTCAAGAGTTTTTGATTGAAATTAAACCTAGCGATCAGTGTAAGCCTCCCAAAAAAGGTAAACGCAAGAAGGCAATGACGCTCAACGAAGAAGTTGCTACATGGGTCACAAACACAGAAAAATGGGATGCTGCTGTTCAATATGCTAATGAGAGAGGCATGACCTTCAAAATCATGACCGAGAATAATTTATTCACTTAATTAAGTCCATTCCTTAAGATCAATATCGATGTTTTCAACTGAAAATGTAACGGACATGGATGTTTCTTGATTCCCACCAGTGGTTAAGCTTGGCATCGCAATATCATTTAAAAAACATCTACGATAAGTAATGATTTGATTTTGTACATTGGTAGGTGTTAAGAATTCTAACTGTACATCGAATGTCTTTCCGATTGCTGATTTATCATCCTCTATATCAATCATTCCATTCTGATATAAAAACTGTCTGAAGAGAACATCCATTACGATTCCAAAAGAATCCGGCCTAAATTCGATTGTCAGATCCCCCACATCGAATCTTCCTTGTGATGGATACGTTGTTTTTTGTCTGGACGGTTTTTCAACAACCTGAACCGAAAGACTTGGTGGGTCAACACTAATAACTTGTCTACCTAAAACGTTTGAAAGGTTATTGGGTAGATTAAGGAAAGAAACATAAAAATCTCCTTCCTTCATCACATTCATTGAGCGATTCAGTAATTCAATTGGATAACCATCAAACATCGGATGCTTTTCTTCAGCCATTATTTTTATTCCTCATCAGCACTTTCTTCAATTTTATCCACATCAACCGGATCGTTTGTGTTATCAAAAACACTTGCTTTAACGTGTTTAATGACTTCTGGATACTGTAATGGATAATTTAACCGAATCTTAAATTCAAAGTTAAGAGACATGTGGTATGAATTCGCATCTGTCCCGATTGGATGAGAGCTTTCATCAGCAATTCCCGTGAGAAATACTTCTGTAATGTAATTGTGATCAAATAAGTCATCGCTTTTTTGAATAACTAATTTATCATTGAACATCAAAAGGATTTGTTCAAGGATTTGAAACAGTTCATCCATCGAAGAAGCAACAATATGAACAACTGATGTAATATCAAATGCAGGCCCCACAAGAGATTGGACACCCTTTCGATCACCTGTCTGTTTGTCTGTATAAACCATACTTTCAACATGTTTGGACGGGACAAATGAATCACGATCTACTTCAATTCCATCAAATGTAAATGCAATAACCGGAAATGATTGGTTCGTCCAAGGAGAACGACGATTAATGATGTTAGCAATGTTTCGTTCTACTTGAGCAAAAATGACCGGGACTTTTCTTTCTTCTATTTCACCATCTCGTTCAACACCGTATCTAACTTTAAGACCATTGAAAATTCGGCCAAACTGTTTTAAATACTTGGCAATCTGTTCATCGTAAAAGTATGGGTAGCCCTGCTTATCGTTTTCGCTCATAACTTAATTTTTGCCCTTAAATTCGTTCAATTTGTGACCTTTTAACCCTTACCCTGTACCACCCTACTCCTTAGCCTATGTATTCACGTTTATATGCTTATTTAGATTAAAAAATGATAGGCATAGGATCACTTTCTTCACTTTCATTATTATTTACTGAATCTAATAGTGCTGTTTGTTCATAAACAGAATCTTCTTGATACTTTAACTGATCCAGCATATTCATGCTAATAACCAATGCCATCACCAAGTCATCTGTCATACCTGCTTCTGCGGCAAATGATTTTCCTTTCTTGATAAAGAATCGTAATTCATTGATTAACTTTTCTGAATAGAGGGTTAGTTTATGTGTTTCTAGAAGGTCTTTTAATTTCATGCAACCTTCCATCTTTGTTTTATTCGTAGTAGTGACACCAAAACCTTTCCCGATACTCACAGGAGTGCATTTATTCAGTGCTTTACTCTCTGTGTTAAGGATTAGTGTAATAACACCACGACTAACACCGTTGTTTTCGATCCCATAGTAAATTTCTTTGGCACCTTTCTCCCAAAGAATTTCAATTAAGCGTAAAAACTTCTTCGTAAACTCTGTTTGATTAAGAATGTTATTTTCAAATTCTGCTACTTGTTCAAATGATTCTAAATCGAGAACTTGAATTCCATGACTGTCTTGGCCAACACCTTCACTAACATCAACAGAGACAGATAGAACTCTATTAGTCAAATCAGTAATATAAAAATCGATTTCCTCAATTTCTTCGACTGGTTCATACGTTTTGATTGATTCAATTGTTACTGAATTAACAAGTGTACCTTTATCACTTATAAAATGACACCTATATTCTTGCAAATATTCATTTAAACTCATTTCCTTTAGAGCATTCTTTTTAAACTCTGGATTATTATAATCAGGATATTCATGTTCATAAAATTCAGTGAGATGAAAGTTGCTTTCACCGTTTTTAGCAGCGAAATAAAGAGAACTGAAATAGTCTCCTGTACCNGATGGTGTTGACGTGATAATCATNCGACCGCCAGATTGTGTGATGATCGGGAAAATAGAACGCATCATTTCACTTACAACTTTTGGTGATCCGAATGCGATCTCATCAATAAAAAGACCTGTGAGAGACAAACCACGCATTGCTCCGGGTGTCATGGTTTCACCACGGATTGATGATCCATTATCGAAGCCGATAGTAAACACACTGTACTCTACACAAGCTGGTTTAAGGAAGAACGGAAGGTTTTCATACGCGAACTTAATACGAGCAACAACATCCTTAACGTTTGAAAGACTTTTTGACACAACACCCAATGTTTCGTCTTGATGGAATGTAGCAAGCCATAGAAAAAAGACTGCAACGGCGGTCGTCTTACCACGTTGGCGCGGGAATAGTCCTAATGAATATTGATTATTAATACAAGATGTTAAAAGTCTCTTCTGTGGATCGGTTGGATTGAATAATGTTCTTCCACCATACCATGTACTTTGTGTATAACAGTAATTCTCGGCAAAATAAAAGAAATCATTGGCGCATTTGATCCATTCTTTTGCTTCTTCTTTTGTTAGTTCTTGATCGTCTTTAGGCTTCTTAACGATTACTTTATCGTAATGTGCCATGTCTTCTACTCTCTTTTTTCTAGGTTTCTCAACTATTTAGCCCCTCTATGATACCTAGAGGGGCATGTAATCCTTCCTTTCTTCTTTTTTTTGCTGTTATTATATTAGATAGTATTATTGTTCTGAACTGCGGTTCTTTCAGCATCAAAAAGCAGATTTGGTTTTAAAGAAAGAATTTCATCTATAGACATTACATCTAAAGGATGAAGGTCATTTGAAGAAAGATAAGAATCAGAATAATCTACACCTTCAATAAAGTCATCTAAAAACAACTCTTTTCCATATTCCCAATACCGCCGGGACACTTTTTCATTGCCCTTGCCTTTAAACTCAACAATGTTATTTGTAAGATTGTCAACAATAGCTGTCGCATGAGGTTCTACATAATCACCAAACTTTTGTTCTCTGAGTGATAATGTAGTCCATGAATCACTATCAGCAGGCGTCCCGCAGTGGCCCATCGCTTCACACTCTTGTTCAACACGACCTTCTCTTCCAACGATCCACCATGCAAATCCATCACCAAAATCAATTAAAATATCATGATCATCTAGAATTTCTACTACACTGTCAAACTGTTCTTTCCAATCTTGTTCTAATTCCCTGAAATATTCAATAATTTCATCAGGACTTTCATGACCTTGAAATTCATATTCTTGAATTTCAGGAACAGGAAGGTTTAAAAAATGTTCAAGATCTAAAAGATAAGACTCAAATGCACCTATCGTCTGTTGTAAATCTTCTTGTAACCATTGAGATAGATCCAAATTAGTTTGATACTTTCTTAGTCTTTTCTCAAGTTTATCTGGATCAACTGAATCGTCATTTTCATAAATATGGACTAATATAAGGTATCTTAGATGTCTTAAATACCAAATAATACGATCCCGTTTTTGAAGCTTTTCTCTTGCTTGGTCAATCATATCACTCATTAAATCAACATCACTTATTAAATCAATATTTATAAGTTCATTATCTAAAAACCATTGAAACATTTCAATATATTGTTTCTTATTCTCTATAAGAACTATATTTTCTAAAATTGTTCTTAGTTTCATATTCTTTACCTTTAACTTTAGATTCATTAAGTAGTAACGATAATTGTTAGTGATAATCGTTAGTGCTAGATAACTATCTAGAATAATTTCATAGAATGTAACATTTTCGGACCAGCATTCAAACTAGCATTATCATTATTTTGAAGCATTTTATCAATTTTGTCTTGCATATTCAGGGTTATAGAAGGTGCCAATATG